TTTTGAAAGAATTCTTCGTATTGTGGTGCTACTACATCTAAGCTAAAATTATCCACTGCCCATGAACGGCACGCAGCCGGACTAATCTTATCTATATTTTCCGCTGCCCAACAGAATTGATCAAATGTACGACAACGATATCCGGTAACACCGTGTACATTGTTTTCTACAAAACTACCCCAGTCTGTGCTTATAGTAGGTGTGCCAGACATTAGCATTTCAATTTGTACTCCGCCAAAAGGCTCGATATACATACTAGGTACAAAAGCACCACGAGCACGACTCATTAACTGCCTACGAGTTTCAATATCAGCATACCCGATAAACTCAATGTTACTGGGTGTATTTGGATAGCCCATGGATTCTAAACTTCCTTGTCCAGCTATCTTTAATCTAATTCCAGTAGCTTCGGCAACTTGAATAGCTATATGCACACCTTTGCCTTCATAAACTCTGCCCAAATAAAGAAAATAATCTTCTTTAGTCTCAGGAGCATAGGTGAAATCTTCAGGATCAAAGTAATTAGGGATAACTGTTTCGTACCAGTCTTGTCTGCATGTGCCTACATTTTGCATACCGCAGAAAGCATGGTAAATGGCATAGCTTTCAAATATTTTCCAACGAGCCCAATGCCCACCTGCGTATCCGATGCCGGGTTCTACTGTGATTAATTCTGGGTGTGCATCACAAATAGGACGAACACCCGAGCCCCAGAAAGGTAAAATAAAATCAAGTGGTTGTTTGCGTAGTCCAACTTCACGGATAGCATTAGCATAAAAGGTTGTATAAGCATAATCACTTACATCAAACTTATAAAAATTACGGCGCCAGTCATAATCACCGTAGGCAATTTCTAAATCACGGTTGGTACTAACTGTAACATGTTCGTCACAGATAAGATCGGAATCCTCATGTCCATAATGAATTATTTCATGCCCTCGCTCTTTCATCATCTTGCCGAATTTCCATACCTTTTGAGTATAGGCGCAGGCATTATATTCTTTTGATGTAACTGTGTGCGGCAGTCCTAATATATGGAATCTAAATTTATTCATTAATGAGTTTGTCCAAAGTTTGGTTTATAGTGTAGTTCGGACTATAGCCTAGCAAAAGTAGTCTTTCATTATCTAGGAACATGGTCTTGACTTGTACTATTTTATGAAAATCTCGCTGCTCTATAGCACTTATTTGGCTCTTACTATTAGTCTTACTAACTACATAATCAATTAAATTTTTAAACTTTATGGGCTGTCCATTACTTATATTATAAGTATAATTCAATTGACCATTTGATAACACTAAGTTTATAGCAGTTACAGCATCATCAACATCAATGTAGTCTCTATAAAAATCACCATCATCATAAAGTTCAATAGGCTCGTGTCTTTTTAACCGGTTGATAAGATATTGCAAAGCATTTTTTTGAGCACTTACTTTGGTGTCACTAGAACCCAACACATTAGCTAACCGCAAGATACGATACTTAATGTTAAATGTGGTACAGTAGGAAATAAGCAAATCTTCAGCAGCCTTCTTTGTTATCGAGTAAAAACCTCTTGGATCACAATAATTGCTTTCTCTTGCGGGCATTTCGGTGTTACCATAAACAAACCAAGAACTAATAAAATTAAAAGTAAAATCACATCCAAAACGATTTTTAGCGTTTTCTAACACTGTAATTAGTAAATTTAGATTAGTGTTAATATCTAAATGAGGATCTGTGAAAACATGATAATTGTGTATAGTGCTTATAAAATACAGAATATTATTGCTCTGAGGTACGTAATCGTCACGCGAATTAATAACACAAGGATATCGTTTAGCAAATTCGCCACCAACAAATCCATGGCCAAATAAGTTTACCATTTATTGATAACCTCTTTAATATAGTCTAGCACTGCTGGTGTGTATAAAGGTGTACAGCCTATAAAAAATACATGACTAAGAGCCAAGTTTGCATTTGGATAATCCTTGTAATTCCCTAAGTGCCTGTATCCTGTATGTAATAAAATATTACCTGCAAAGTAACTACGAGTTTGAACTTTGTTATCTTCAAAATGCGCTACTAACATTTCTTTTAATTCTTGACTGTTGCAGATGATGGGAACACCAAACCAACTTGGATCTGCTTGGAACAGTTGCTCGGCCACTCTTACATCTGAAATAGCTTTTAAATGTTCAGTAATAATCTTTTTGTTTTCCCTGCGCTTATGGTCAATCTCAGGCATTTTCAATAATTGCTCGCGACCAATAGCACCTTGTAAATCTAGAGGTTTAAGATTGTACCCTATGTTGGTAAAAACATATTTGTGATCAATTATACCATCATAATTATCCAACCATTGGTCAAATCTTTTACCGCAAGTACCGCAAGCAAGTAAGTTATTTGCCCCAACACAATAACAGTCTCTTCCCCACCAACTCATGCTTCTTACAATTTTAATTAGTTCCTCATCGTTGCTAGCGACCATGCCACCTTCACCGGTGCTTATATGATGTGCAGGATAAAAACTACAACTCCAACTATAATAATAGTCAGTGATGGGACGTGAATTCCACAAAGTTCCGAGTGTGTCACAATTGTCGCCAATTAAATATAAACCATGTTTATTGGCCAAATGTTGCAATTCATCCATATCGGGCGGATTACCTAGTACCGGACTCACAAAAATTGCACGAGTGCGCTCATTTATTACCGATTCTATTAATCCCACATCAAAATTTAAAGTCTGCATTTCAATGTCGACAAATACTGGCTTAAGGTTGTTTTGTACGAGAGGTGCAATAGTAGTGGGAAAACCCACCGGGCTAACAATAACTTCATCACCATCTGCCCATTGTAAGTACTTCTTAAGAGCTGTAACCATTACAAGGTTAGCCGAGCTGCCAGAATTGACCATATGAGCAAACGAAGTATTAAACATCTTTGCGAATTCAGACTGAAAAGCGTCTACTTCTTGTCCGCTTGTAATCCAAGCACCTTCAGTTAACGAACGAATAGCTGCTGTAATCTCTTTTTGGTCCCAATAGGGACCAGAGTATAGCACAGTGTCTTTACCGGGTGTGAAATTGTCATAACTTTTAATAAACGGTGGTAGTTTCATATCATAACTCTATATTGTAATATTTGGCAACACCGTGGCGTCCGTGGAATCCTAAGCTACGGCCTAACCAAGGTGAGTACATCTTATTTTCTATACTAAATCTATCTGCAATTGCTGCTGGTGCAAATTTTATTGCATAATCACTTACTAACTGCTGCTTATACACTCTGCATATTATATTGTCTTCGGGAATTATTGGATCCTGGCAATGAGCTGTTTGTAACCAAACCATTCCCTCAAATTCAGGTGCAAACAACTGCTTAGGTAGTCTTCGCCAATCATATTCGACATTAATATTGTGTAAGGCATTATATAATTTTTTACTACGTAATGTAAAGCCCCCATTACCGACATCTTCTCCCCAACAGGCACCAATATAATCATATTCTAAAAACTCATCGGTCCATGCTTGACTATTCACAGCGAATCCGTCGTCATGAATGGTTAAATTGAAATCTTCTTGTATAATTATTGGCATTAGCTTTAATGTTACAAGACCATATATCATTGGATAAGAAGTCTCAATGTTTTGGTTTGAAATTTTAGGTATGGGTATCCATTGTACTGGAACATCTAATTCATAAGGACAAGCGATGTCGGAAAACCAGTAAACTTTGGTACAATTTTGATCACGCATCGTTTCTAAAGTTTTAGTCAAAGCTCGCTGTGTACAATCATAATATGCAGTGTCAACACAGCTTATTGCTATAGTTTTCATTGATAATTATACTCATGTAATGCGCTGCCCACATAACTATGATGCAGTAATGTCCCGTCAGGGACTGCAAACATCTGCTCATAACTAGCAAAGCCATGCACACGTGGTTTCATGAGAGAATCCGCGATTTTATTATACCAACAAGTCTCTACTGCACCTTCACACGTTTGCAAACTATCTAAGGGCAATGAGTCAATTATAAAATCAATGTTGCCCCAGAATGCCATCATTCCGTAATCAGTGGCATTTTCGTAAGTGGCCAAGTCAGCATCTAACTGACTGCATGTTTTAATAACATTATCGTAGTCTAATGTTGGGGTTTGGTCATAATTCAATTTTAGAACCCAATCGAAACCCTTTATCTTTAACATCATAAGCCCGTTAACTATAGCGGTCATTTCGGCTACACCATGATTTGGTCGTAAGGGAAGTCCGCATATTTGCCAGCTGTTGTCAGAATCGTATATAAAACTAGAACAGGCTCGTTGTGTGTCCATATCTAAAGCACTATGACTACTCATACATACATGATAATCCGAATTTCCCAGATGGCGTGCAAGTGTTTTTGCCATATGACGTTTTTTTGCATTTTGCTCTTCGTTACCAGTAGTATAGTAAACAGGATCGTTACCACCGCAGTACGCAGTTATTAAAATAGCAGAATTTTTTACCATTTTGTGTTCTCAAAGTCTAACCAATAAGTACGCATTTGTCCTTTTTTATGGGTGTACCAATAAAGTGGCGTTGTGTGTAAAAGTCCACGACTGCTGGTATAATATATAGGGTCGGGTCCCTGAACTAGGGCACCAGTAAAATGACTTAGCCCAGTGTCGCCACCGATGTAGACTTCGGCTGTCATAATTTCTTGTAATGTATATGTTAATTTTTTACTTGATCTCCAGCCCGGCCGATCCTGAGGATTAGCTCCGGCTACCACTAAATCGTAATTCAAATAGTCGACTTCAACATCTTGTAGAATTTTTTCTAACACGGAATTCGGCCAGTTACGGTATGTATTGTAATCAGCGTCTAACAATGGCACTACTACAACCTTTTTGCTCCGAGTCATGGCATTTGGTATCTTCACCAAGTCACCTGAAATATCTCTGTAATCCCATAAATTAACTTTTGACCATGGTAATGTTACTTCTCCAGGTGTGGCAGAGTAATAGTCAGTATTGTCTAACATCCATTTACAAAATTCTTGTACATGAGTTGAGCTTTGTATGCTAGTCGAGTCTAAATGGAATTTTATGTCTGTGTTATTTTCAGTTTGTCTGAAGTGCTCGACTACATTGGCACAGGCAATAATATCACCCATACGCATGGGTCCACCAAAGGTACCTAACTTTATATTAAAAATCACAACAAATCCTCTAGGTCATTGGAGTGAACTAATCTAGCTCGGCGATTTAAATAGAAATGTTTTTCAAATATCTTGTTTATATTTTTTCCATTATCCCAACTAATATCATTACCGTTTCTAAATTCAGGTTTCCAATCTTCGGCACGCCAAACCACATAGGTTTCTTTGTTAAGTAAATCAGCAATCATACCAATACCGGTAAAATTTGTTATAAAAGGCAAAGAACTTTTTTTGATGATATAGCAATTTGTTAATAACGTATTCTTATAGTCAATGAATTCAAATTTATCGAGATGTGCCAGCACATGGCATTCTCTACGTGCGTCAATATCTGGGGTATACCAACGATCGCCTACATAGTAATTGTCTTTTAATTCTATATCAACATCGGGAAATTTAATTTCAAAACTGTCATTAACGTCGAAACGAAATTTATAATTATCTTTTAACCAATTTTCATACCTACAAGTTTCAATAGGACGATTGGGGTCATTTTTATCTTCTCTAGTCCAAGAACTCAGGATGTATACGGAATCAACAGCTTCACGAACTTCGTCATCAAACTCTACTTTGTTGAAAATATCCTGGTACATTAAAAATTCTTTGAGACCGCAGAACTTACGCATTTCGTGTCTAATATAAAAATCTATGGGACCGTATTCTTTATATAACCCAGATAATACCGGAAGACTTTGAACAAAATCTCCCAAGTTTGCAGTACAATTAAGATATATTTTCATTAAAATCTCGAAACACAGTGAACCAATTATCGGCACTTACTTGATGTAATTTAAACAATTCCGGACGTGTAAGATAGGCTAGTAATAAAAACAATTGATCATCATCAATTAAGAACTTAGCAATAAGTTCACGCACACCTTCCATGACTAACATTTCTAATTGACGCCAGTTAGCTTTGCTGGCTACGATACATGGACCAGTAATATGTACATCATTATTTGCAATCATGTCATGAATAGTGGTACCAGGTACATAATCTTTTAACTTGAACAAATGAATTAGACTAGGATCAAAAGGATAGCGCCAATGTTTTACTCCGTGTAGTGAGTCTTGGCCTCTACAATACCCAAAGTCTAACCATGCAAGCATATCATTACGAGCCTGGATACTGGCCATACAAGCAAATGTACTCTTGAACAAATTAATTATAACATAATCTGCATTCCAGTATTCAGGGTTAGTTCTTTCCTTGGGATTTATCATTCGCATATATTCAGGTGTAGCGTATATTATTTCAATACGCTCTCGTAAATCTATGGCTTCGCTTGATAAGTCAAATTCAAATATAGTTGTTTCTTTATCTTTTCGTAGACTAGCAACACGGTCTATCATATCACTGCTGGTGAAGATAAACATCTCATTATCAAGTTGAGCCAAATGGCTAAACCTTTCAAAGTATGTGTCTGTGGTTCTGTGCAAGTAGCTTGGAAACCCACGATCAGGTGTCCAATCGCCACGTCCTATGTCAAAAAAAGCAGTTACGATTGTGATGTCATTGTTCATTTTAGACCCAATACCATTTCTTATAATTATTAATTATCTCAATATGCTCAGGCAGCTTAGATAAAAATGCATCATAATCAAATCCATCACGATGGTTGTGTGTGTCAGCCAGATGTGAATTTATTGTATAGTCTTTGCCAGCAAGCATATAATACACGGTCATAAAGCAATCTATCCAACCTATTGTAGGATAAATGTGTTCTTGTATATTGTTGGTATGTTCTAAGAAAAATGCATTAATGCGCTCAAAATTATCTAAAAAAGTTTGTACACGAAAAATGCTTCCACCACCAGAAGCGTATTGATGTGTAAGTGGACGCCGATTGGCAAATAGTTCAATTACTTCAATTAACCCAGGATCAATGGCATTGCCTTTGCCATCGGGATTTAGTTCGTGTGCTGCTATTTCCCAATGATCCTTTACTGTTATATGTTGTTTTACCCAAACATCATCTTCCATCATTATTATGTGACTAGTGTTAGTGTTAGCGCAAGCAATATGTAAACGCCTTAGCCACTCACTAATTTGCCAAGCACGATAACCGTAGGGCTGAACAGGATAACCTAATTTTTTATTGAATAAATGAAAATCTAAGTTATAATCTTTAGCTAACTGTGTATGGTCATCAACTGCATCACTGGCAACAAAATAGTAAGTATCTGGGTATAAACTACGTACCTGTTTTATAATTTGTTCGGTGGCCAGTTGTTTACTAGTACTAGCGAAATGTGCAAAAGAGATCGATGCCATTAATTTCTAACCACAAAAAGAACACTGTCTTTCATATTAGACTCTTGTCTTACATCAACGACTTCTGTGGACATATTATCTGGCACAAACTTTTTGTATTCTTCGCACCATGCAATATCAGCTATGTCTTCGATTATAAGGACACCGCCCGGATTTAATAGTTTAGTATACAGTTGTAGAGTTTTAATATGACTCTCTTTCGTATGAGGACCGTCGTCGATAATAATATCAAAGTTTGGTAATTGTTCTACAAATTTAGAATCATAAGCGTCTGCGTAAATGACTTTTACTTTAGGATATGGTTTACAGTTTTCGCTTGCACCAAAGTTAACAGTGTCTGCTCCGGCAATAACAACAGCGTTTTGGAAATATTCATGAAGTACTGCTAGACTGCCGCCACGATGCACACCTATTTCAAATAAGGCAATTTCTTTTTCTTTGTACTTTAAGAATTCTCGGTCATAGAAGGCCGAGCAATACCTATGATTAAATTCTTTATCAGTGCCAAATTCGTAATGTGTATCATTACGAATGTTTCGTTCTATCATTATATCAACTAGAGTTTTCATTTATATTTTCCTGCGTAAAAATTTCTCCATTCAGGTACACGGTCGTATTGATGTACAATAACAAACTCATCGCCAGTGCTGGTTAATACCCGACCATCTGCCCATTGGGGTTCGGGCTCTAACAAGTTAAGCCTAAAGTAATTCATTTTAGCTGGATCAGCTACAGTGCCTGCTTGACAAGCCCAGCCCAGTCTTTGATCAGCAAAAAGCACATGATCACGATATGGCTGCGTTTGTATCATTACATTAAACACTGCCTGATCCACAATGGGGATCGGACGACCAATGCTGTTATAAAATAGGTTAAAAAAAAGATCACGCATATATTCACCGTGACCGCCTAATGTACCTACATTGTATATCTTGTTATTTTTAAAACGCTCATGAACATAACCACCATAAGTTGAACGCAGGTTATCATCGCCCCAAGGTTCATCTCGATATCGCAAGGCTTCTGAACCAGCCACTAATTCATAATCGACTAGGTATTCTTCGAGCCAGGCAAAAGGATCTCGTTGAAAGATTACATCTTTGACATCAGTGCTTACAACAAAGTCGTAATCGCCGTGTTCAAACAAATAATTGTACATAGGTAAAAACCTTAGTACATGAATTGGGATTTCTCTTGTGTTAGGCAAGTCTTCTAATCGCCATCCTAATTGTTCAAGTTGAACACGGGTGTTGCTGTCTGTGTTCCCGACCACCATAACTAGGTCACAGTCTAGATTTAAATCTCTTATACTGTGTACGTAAGGTTTAATTTGATTAAATGAATAGCCAGTAAATGCGCTGATTATTAAGTTCTTTTTTGCCACGGAAACTTGCCTTGATATCGTTTATTTTGTATTTGATTACCGTTGTGGAAAAAGTCTTCAGTGACTGATCCAGCATTGCCGCCTACTCTGTAATTCAAAGTATAACTACCAGTACAATCATATTTAGGTAACATATCTTTTATTACAGAATAAAATACTCGATCTTGCCCCCAACCGCCATGCCATACACTGGCCAATTGAAGAACCAAATCACGTTTTAGAAAATAGCTATTTGTATCAATATGATTGATATTATGATAGCTTGGATACTTACCTAAACTTTCACAATCATCCCTACAGGCAAACCGTTCACTATTGTAAATATTGCGTAAACTATAACACCATTGTAACTGTTTACTGGTAATTGTTTCTATACAAGTATCTACGTGATCGGGCTCAAACCAATTGTCTTGATCCAAATAACAGAGGTATTCAGTGTTTACTAAATGTGTAAATGCTGCGTAAACTCTGTGCCCATAAAACCCATTGGCTCCAACATTTTCTGGCAGATAGGCAATTTTTATTCTATCAGCGAAGTCGTCTAATATTCTATTAGCTCGACTATAATTGTCTCGGCCATCGACAACTACATAACAGTCTGTAGGCAACGTCTGATTGAGTACACTCTCTACAGCTTGTTGTAAAGTTTCTGCCCCGGTAGTAGGGATGACAACTGTGGCAGTCATTCTTTTGACTGTTTTGTGTTTTCTAAGTAATCACGGATAACACGCACTGCTTTACGACTAGTGTCGTATACGTATTCAAGGGTTTCCTCTTCAGTAGTAACAACAAGAATGAAACCATTGGCTGCTCGCCTAATCTCGATTGATTCAAACATCTTTGATCCTCAGGTTATATTGAACTGCTATTATAGCAGATATTAACGTCGTTCTCGACCTACATCTGTCCGTTTTTGTCTAGCCCGTTCTGGAGTTCCCGGTGGCCTAATATCAACTGGTCGGCCTGTGACTACATTTGGTGTCCTTGCAGTTAAGGGTTGTTCTACTTGTACAAGCATTTCCATCATAGGACCAATTTCGTAATAGTTACGGTAACTATCTCCCATTTTTTGAGTTCTAAATTGGCACAGTCTATTAGCACCCCTTGCAACTTTTTCATCAGGTTCGGGCTTAACCCAAATTTGAATTGTTCTTCCTTGTCCCTTACCTATGTACCTAACATCTAGATCTAAATGAGTCATTGCTTCTTCTAGGTCATCACTAAACTGTAGTATTTTGTAATTCCCGGTGGCAACACTGTCATCTAACTTAACAATTTCCACTGATTCCATGCCTTCACCTCTAGCATGATACCGAGCAGCTGACGCTAACTTTTTAACGATCTCAGCTTCTTTACCTGGAGTTTGATCTTCAATCAATTTTTTAACTTTAGGGTGTACATAATCATCATAGACCTTAGTAAGTAAATTTTGATATACTTTCTCTGCCCCTAGTGTAGGATCTAATATTTTCTCAAATCGACTGATATCAATACCAAATGCTACATCAAACCATTTACTTAATGCTTCATATTTGATGCCAGAAATTTGTCCTAGTGTTTCTGTGCTGTAGGTTTTTAAACTTAATAGGTTAACTTTGGTGCCATCTACGCTAAGCTGGAGATCGGCTTTGGTACCTTTAGCATCAGAACTACCATCACTAACAACATCAATCCTATTACTATTTTTATCTAAACGAACACGATCACAGGCCTTCTGTACTCCTTGGCTTTCGTTCACGTATTTAACAGCACTACTGATTAGTGCTGCGAGGTCACTACTATATTGTCCGGACGTAGCCTGTCTTACAAATTCTTCGGCACTTTTTGTAGGGATGACTGCACGAAAACTCATTTGATCGTTCTTACTGCTAGCTTCGGGCCATGTGATTGTCCCTGCGTAAGTAAATTCATAATTTTTTGCTGTAGGGCCTTTGATCAATTTAGTAAACATAGTTTGAAAATCGGCATTTGTTATGTCAGCCCCTTTATTAACAAACTTAGCTGCTATACCGATGCCCATGATTAACTCAGCTAAATGACCGGCATTATAACTTTTTTGTCCGGTTAACGATGTAAATTCACGCCCCTTAAATAGCACCCCCCACGGTATTGATTTTTTCTCGCCATCAATAATTGCTGTGGCTTTGGCCGGGAGGTTACCTAAAATGTCGCCAGAGTTAAATACTTTTTCTAAAGCTGGACCCATTGCTGGATCTAGTTGTATTGAATCACCAAAAGTTGCACGGTACGGTGGATCTACCGGTACCGGTAGTCTTGATCCGATGAATTGGATGAGTATAGACAGATATTTGCCACTGTGTTTGGCTAGTTCTTTTGGAGTTAAAGCTGTCTCAGTAATTTGTTTGCGATTCATGCCAATACCTTTTTATTATTTATTTTTGGTGGCGTAAGGTATCGATCAGATCGTTGTGAATTTTGTTTTTAACTTTAAGATACTCAAGTTCAAATTCATTGCAGGTCGCTTCTAGACTGGGATTTGGTACTGCTGCGTACAGACCTAAACGTATACAGTTAGCTAGTCCTTGTAAATTGTCTTTGTGTTCTTGTATATCAACAACATGGATACAACTACGGCTCAAGCGCAGTGCGTCCCATAATTCTAATAGATTTTGTGCTCGATTCTGTGTTTCGGTCACACCGAGTAGTCTTCCATGCCTGCGGTCTTGAGTCTAACTAGATGCCCCTGCATATAATTCTTGGACTCCAAACCTTTTAAAATTCCTAAATATTTATTACGTAGTAGAGCCACCTCATTGATTATTGTTTCATAATCAATAACTTCGTCAGTACCATCAACATATTTTTCCGCATCACGACTACTCAAAGCACGATTATAATTTTCAAGATATTTTTGAAAATGTGTTTTTCGGATTTTCCTTAATTGGATGTTAAGATAATTAAGCACCGCTTCGATCTCTTGTAGTTGATTAAAGCGATGCTCGGTAATACCCGGAAGTTGACTAATCGACTTTTCTACACTACCACGTATTTGACACTCAGTCCGAGCTGTTGCTAACTCTGCTTCATAGTAGGCAATAAACGCAGGAATATTAGCAAGATCTTGTACAACTCGATTGTACCACATTATTGGTCATAATCTTCGTCGTATTCATCTTCGGCATCGCCGGCATATTCCTTAAATGCTCGCCCCAAGGCTGCATCAGTCTGACCAAGGTCTTTGAGTTCTTGGTCATTTAAAAAATCGACCATGGCACTCATGAGATTATCTGCAGCTTCTTGCCGGTCTTTTTGAGGAATATATTGTTTGAGTATACTGTAAGCTTCGATTAATACTTGGCTATCGATGGTCATTTGTTTTTCCTACGTTTTAATGATCTAGATATAGTATGTATGATAGATTCAGCTTTGTCAATGTCATATCTGGTTTCGATTTGTTCTTTTAAGTCTTGAATATTTTGATCTAACAGTTGTAAATATCTTAATAGTTTATCTATACGATCTTCCAGTGACTGTAGTTTGTCGGACATTATACATCTTCGGTCATGTTCTCCGAAGTCTCCTCTTTGGTTCCTCGGTGTGGGTTAGCTCTAAAATCGGCCATAACCCTATCCAAGCTCGAGTCCTCATTTTTCTTCTTTATGT